ACCTTGCGTAGGTTTTTAGTTGCTCGAACGTATCGACATTACTGACTAGCTTGCCGCCAATAGCGGTAATAAATGCAACCCGATCATCAGGGCGATTAAAAAACTCAACTGTTGCTGCGCCGTGTAACTCACCATCGTCGCCTACACCGACTAGCAGTATCCATTTTCCTTGGGTAACAAATACCTTAGCCTGCTCTACTGTGTAGTCTCCGCTAGAGTGCGCAAGTGCGTCGGCAATGTACCCTTCAACCTTACTCCAAGTATAGTTCACCCATTCAGGGGAGACATACTGAATTTTCATGCTGGCAGGTTCTTGTCCGAACGGCTATTCGTTGCAACTTTGCCTTTACCAACTGTCTTTTTACGCCCAGCTTGGATACGGTCTAGCATTGCATATAGCTTACGAGCACCAGCATCAGTCGAGCCATTGCCGAGTTCTGAGACGATACGAGCAGGTACTACGAATTCACCGTCGGCTAACCGAGCAGGGCGCTTGCCGCCAATGCTGGCAGGGATGGAATCAGATACGCCGTCGCCGGGGCCACGTAGTAAACGACCGCCGTCAGAGTAACCGCCAAGATCACCCAACCCACCACCCGCAAAATTTGAAATACCGCCAGAGGCCATACCACGAGGTCCATAACGAGGCGTGAGGTCCTCCTTGTCGATACCTGAATGTTTTTTGGCAAAATCAATTCCATCTTTGTAGATTTCGTAGGCATGTGCATCGTCCCCTTCTTGGATGGCTTTGTAGGCAGGCTTAATAAAGTCGCTGTACATTTTTTTGTACACTTTATCCGCATCGGGCCTTTTGTCGAGTGCAGCCACAATGCGCGGGGCATTTTTGTAGTACCACGCAACGTCTTTGGATTTTTCCTTGTTTTTGCGCATGTACGTATCGCGGAAATCACGGAGGGTATTAAGCACTTCCCCGTTGTCTTTTTGTTTCATGTGCGACACAGCCGCAGTAGTCAAGAAACATCCGCCGGGCCCACCACCGACACCATCAGCGCCGGTATCTTTACCAGTTTCACTATCGGAAGGAGGAGCAGCATCAACAGCGGAATCAACATCAGTCGTAGTAGTATCAGCAGTAGTAACGCCACTTGTAATACCTCTACTAGTAAGGCCCTCATTAGTAGCAGTAGGAGCTACTGCCCCTCCTACAGCGGTTTCACCGGGCTTACCAACACCGCCTGTACCAGCAGTGGGGGCATTAACTCCTCCGTATGAGGTGCTTGCGTTATATCCGCTAGGTAGACCTTTCATGCCTACAGTAGACGTATTTGCATTTGATATTGCATTAGCCTCCGCATCGTCAGCGGCTTGTTGTGCGGCTGTAGCAGTAATAGAATTATTAACATTAACAGGCGTTCTATCTTCTACAGTCACCAAATTAGGGTTTTGTGTTCCAAAAAGAGCTTGTAACCCCCTCATTATGGGGTTGTTCATGGGGTTAAGAAAAGATAAATCTTTTTGTATGCGTGCACCCTGTGTAAAGTTATTAGGCACGGGAGCATATCTATCGCCAATTTCAGCATTTTCTTGAGTTTGTAAAGCTTTATCTGTTGCAGTTTCTTTATCCATGAACGCATTGATGCGGCCTTGTTCTGCTGGATTGATATCCCCACGCCCACCACGATCTTGATTTACATAGGCAGGGCTTGCTGCTATGCCAACAGGGGCTGCAGTCCCCGCTGGAACCCAAATATATTGTCCTGTTGCAGAATCGTATACGTATTTTCCGCTGGCTGGAGTTCTATCGGTACTAGTAGAAGTATTGTTTGCAATAGCCTTAGCTTCTAGGTCAGACACTGTTGATTTAGGTCCTCGCAAGGCGTAATTTGATTCGCTCCCAAAGTTTTGGTTAAATGCGCCGTAGTCTGGTACATCAGGTAGTGGGAACCCATTAGCGTCATAGCGTTGTATCATGTTTTTACTTTCAGTACATTACTGGCGGTTGTATCGTAGTAGACATCGCCTACTCGAAGGTTAGCTAAATCTGCCTGAGTTGGCAAGCTCGGAGTGGCTGTTCCGGGTACAGGAGGAGCGCTCAATGCCGCAATTATATTGGCTCCAGCACGTTGTGTAGAGATGTTAACTGGGCCACTATTATCTAATTGGTTGAAATACAACCGCAGTAGGCTAGTTAACTGATCTTGGTATGCACGGTTGTACTCTTCCGGTGCTACAGGAAGGCGGGGGGCAATTACGTTCTTTTGGGCCATATTAACGTCTGCCGTCAGGCCGCACATCAACCCGTGGACTACCTAGCTGCCACTGAGTACCGAGTGTATTTGAGGTAATCCGCATAGACATCTGACGACCGCGTACACGGATATTAATTTGCCCTGTAAAGGTGTCTAAGTCAATTGGGTATGTCTGCGTAGCTGTTACGGGCAACGATGCTGTGGCGCTTGTACCGCCTACTGACAGGGGGTTGTTGTACCCCGAACCAGAGTTCTGCAGAGGCAAAAGCTGCATAGTCAAGCTAGGCGTAGTCCCGTCTGTAGAGCCACGGAAGGTCAAGTCAGGCAGCATACGCCACGCAAACGCCATGTTGTGCCCATCACCAATGTCAAACTGCGAGCTTGTAATGCTAGCTTCAATGGCTGCAGGGTTAGCTCCAATGTTGTCGTCTACACCAGACTCGTGGTCAACGAGGTTGTATGCGTAAGTAGCTGCTATAGGGTAATCCCTTAGTCCGGAGTCTAGCCATGCAGTGCGAGCCAAATTACCGTACATCCAGATGTCTTCGGAGTAATTGTAGATTACGTAGCGATCCACAGTAAAGCTGTTTGCCGAACAATAGAACCACCAGACCTCGTTAAAACCTTCACTTGTGCTGGCAAAAATCTGGTCGGCTTGCTGCAAGTTAATGTCGTTAAAGATGTATTGACGCACGTCGCAACGCAGGGTCTGAACCCGTCCGTCGTACTTGTAAAACTTATCTATGCCCATCCAGTAGGTAATACCGGAGCCAATAGCAGCGGCGGTAGACGATATGATTGATATGTTGTCGGCAATAAGTTGTGTTCCCCAGACATAAGGCGGGCCAAGGTACTGCAGTGAATAAATGGTTGAGTCCGTCCAAACCACAATCTCTTGGCGGCTTTGCAGTGCCGTGACAATTCTGGAGCCGTGGGACAAGCGAACACTACCTGCTTGATTTGTAATTGCAGGTGCCCACTCTAAGTACGACTCTTGGTCTGACCAGCGAATAAGCATGGGGTCAGACTCTGTACTACCAAAATCATTGGTTCCAAAACAAATAACAAACCGACTTGCGTCAGAAATAATAAAGTAATTTTGTGTTAGGGGGACGCTTGAAGCTCCGTTTAGCTCTGTAAGCGCAATCATCCGTGGGGAAATAGTGTGATCCCCAGATTGTGACCCTGACGTATTGATAAGCGCCCCAGTAGGAGTAGCCGACAAATTAAACGTAGTACTCGATAAGTACCGTGTGTAGTATATTGTTCCAACAACAAGCCCTGTGGGAAGCGCCCCAGTAGTTTGTAGCGTAATGGCAGTCTTGTCAGGTAGGTTGACAACGCTAGTGCCTACGCAAGGTGTTGCAATGGTAAGAGTTATGCCGGTGCCTACGTAACCTATATTTGCGCTCCATAAGTACAAGGGGTCAGTGCTAGGCCCGCACAGCAAATCTTGCCCAAAGTTATTTTGATTCCAAAGGCGCATAGGCTGAGTAGAGTTGGCGCTAGTGCCCCATACACCGGAACTCCAAGTACCTGAACCCCAGCCTGTCAACGGAACTTCATAGGGCGGGCCAATGTTAATTTGGTATACGGCATAGACCGTACCGCCGCCAGTAGTTGAGGAAGTCGCTGCAGAAGCGGCTGTAATCGTATAGTTGTTAGTGCCAGTGGAAGTTATCTCGTACTCGCCAAGGATTGTTAAGCCGCCCACTGCTGTACCGCCGTAGAACGTAACGTAATCACCAAGGTTGTACCCACTAGCAGCGTCAGCAACTGTAACGGTAGTAGACAGATTTACGGTAGTAAACGGATTGGTTAGCGTAGATGTTGCGCGGATAGGGGTAACGTCGTAGTAAGCTCCGCCGTTCTGGATATAGAACTTTACGTTTGTGCCTACCCCAATCAAATTCTGAGCACCTAACGTAACCCAATTCCAAAGTGACCGACATACGCCTATGAAAGTATTGGCAGAGATGCGTGTCCACCCACCGATCTTTTCTGGTGTGCCCTGACGGAACCTAACTTTGTCCGACTCGTAATAGCCGCCCTCGGTGGTGTACCGAGTGTTCTCGCGGTTAATACCGGGTCTTAGGGTAATCTTTTGTAAGGGCATGGCTCATTTTCCCATGAATTAGGCAAAAGGTCGAGTACCTGCTTTGTCGATGATAAGCGCATTGCCTCTGGGTTCTGCATCTTCTGTGTTGGGTATGCTGATGTGAGTCCAACGGTCAAACTCACGAATAATTTGGTCAAAGGGTAAACCCGCAGCAATCACGGCACGGACTACCTCGTCTGGAGTTACACCGGGCACTCGGAGGTCAGCCGCGCACCCCTTACGATGCTGAGACTTGTCAGAACTTCCAACTGCGTCATTGACCTGCTTACTGCGGAAGGCAGAGTTAATCATGATAGGCTTGCCGCCAAGGGTTTCCTTGACCTGCTCCAGCAGTTGCGCCAAGCGTTGCAGGTTGCTTATTTCTTCCTGTGTCGGGCTGTTGTCAAACTCGCGGTGGTCGGTGACTGTAAGTTCCGCAAGGGTGAAATGCTTACTTAGGCTTGTCATTTCCGTTTTCTCCTATTTTGATACCAGTAATAAGGCCGAGAAACCCGCCAACAATGGTTTGAAACGCAGGGCCAACAATTCCAAACAGTTTGTCGTTATCGACTAGCACGTCAAAGAACCCAAACATAAACACGAATACCATTGACAGCACAGTAAGCGACAGAGTGACGGACGCAATCAAAGTAACCCATTGGGATAGTTGTTCTCTGCTCATCTTATGTACAGCCTTTGGTTTATAGAAGCCCTGACGTAACCTTCATCGTTAGAAGTCACCGCCGAAAGAGCATGTAACTCAAAACTTGGAAAAATTAAACAGGAATTATCCTCCAAGTGCGGTGTGTAGTCATGTTTTGGAAATGTTAACTTGCCGCCTTCAAAGTCTTTGCCTAGAAAAATGGGGTATAGCATGGTCACCACTGCAGCATCTTGATGGGCAAAGTAGCTACTCCCGTTTTTATAAAGCTGCAAAAACGTGTTGTCGTGATTGCTTGTTGGTATATAGCCTATAAAAGGGTTGTCTTTACTATGCAGCACTCCTTGATTGCATAGGTTAAAAATTTCTCTAGTAAAGGAAATTATCTTGCTTTTATTCCGGTCTTCTACAAAAAAGTCATCTAGGCCAAGAGATAAAGTGTGAGACGTATTACGCAGTTGCGCGTGGTGTACGTCTTTTGGCTCTGTAGCTTCAATCGTAGGAACTAACGAAAGCGCTTCTTGTTTTATTTCATTCAACGCCTTGGCGTCAAAAAAATTGTAAATGATGGTGTGATGAAACGGGTGTTTCAAGTGCTGAATTATCACTTCTTGCTCCGCATTTCCATGATTTTCTCAAGCGTGCGACCCCCAAAATACGCCGACATGACTAGCATGCCCCACTGCCCTAGCAGTTCAACGTAAGACGCTTGCGCGTTGTACCCAAAGGCGCTCATCAGTGCAAACAAAAAGTAAGCAATAAAAATGGCAACTAAGGCCATAGGGCGAATGTTCTTTGACAACCAAGAATCGGATGACATATCCGCATCCCAGCGTTCAGACACGCCAGCTTGCTCAGTCTTGTAAAGGTCAGTCTCATTAGCCATCTTTGCCAGTTCACCGCTTTGGGCAAGTGTGGCAAGTTCGAGTTGGGCTTTGGCCTTGGCCTCTGGGTCGGGGATGAGCTTGTCTATGAGCTTACCGCCGACTGCTAGTAGTCCTGTGATGTCAAACATATTTTTTCCTTTCTATGCTTCTACTTTTGGGGGTATAGGGTTAAAACTAATAGTAACTGTAAATCTATTCTGTGGGCCAATACTCGACTGGGGGTTAATGGCGTGGGGAATAGTTGCATCAAAAACAACAATTCGTCCGGGTGTGTACCTAGAGGCATAAATTATTTCAGAACAATCGTCGTTGTAAAACATTGTTTCTCCCCGCCATTCAGGAAGCCAATCTAAGTTTGCGTAGTACAAAACAACTGTTTCCCCTGTAGGGTGGGTGTGGGCAAAGTTTATATCCCCTGTATGGGTTAAATTTATAACGCACCTAGTTAACTCTTTGCCCTCTACAAGTGGAGCAATTTCTGGTGATGAGAGAATTACATTTCCTAGCCCACATGCTATAAGTTCTTCTTTGGTGTACCGCGAGTGCAGGTACTTGTAGGCAGATTTTGGGCCAATACTAGAATCAGGCCATCCAATACGGAAAGCGCTACCCATAATGTACGTAATAATTTGATTGCGCAACGTAGCGTTTACAAGCCCATCAAAAATATCAACGCATGCAACTTTCATAGTTTTCCTTTCATTGCAATAATCCCCCAAGCAACCAAAGTAAAAATGGCTGCGGCTACTAGTACGCAAAGACCCATTGTGATGGCTTCGTCAATCTCTGCCTTGCGGTTCTTAGCCGCTTTAGCATCCAGTATCTCCTGCACTTTCCTGCGCTGCACAATCGAGTTGCGCTCTAAAACAATCTGTGTCCACAAGGCGCTATGGCCTTGGTTGATAAAGTGCCACTTCAACTCTTCCTCGGCTTTATTCAGTTCATGCAGTTGCATGACCGTAGACATTGCTTGGCTGGTGTCTGAACTGTACTTCTTTTTTGGGTCTTTTATTGCTTCCTTGGCTACTTTATCTTTTGCGTCAAAAAACTTCATCACGTCATTCGTGATGCCTTGGACATCCTTGCCCATTTTTATAGCAGCTTGGATTCCTTTTATAGCACCCTGTGCTACAGCAAAAGCGGTTAGGGGGTCAATCATGGCGCTCTTTCTTAATCACCTCCACAACCCAACGGCACACCCTCCCGTCTTTGTCTAAAAACTCGTTTGCCCCGTACTTCTCGCTCGGCAGTACGACGCGGCACACCAACACGATTTTTGTCTCGGTATTGGGCCACGGTATCTGAGCAGAAGCAAGTGCATCAAGCATTACAACCTATATTCTTTTGAGTGCATATGTATGTATGACCCTGCTCTTGGCCTTTCTGCTCGGATATTGGGGTCTGGCAGGGTAAGTTTATCACTTACTGTTGCCCTTGCGTGAGATAGCATGTCTACAAAAACGCCTTTTGCATAGGTTATTTCTGGGGAGTGAATCCACTGGTGATTAATGCTATTAGTCCCCCACATAGCTTTTCCTGCATGAAACAAATTGCGGACACTTAAAACATGCGAGGGAAACAATTGTTCTATAGCTATATCTTGCCCACGGGGTTTTTCTGGGTTTGCCATCCAAGCCTGTTTTGTTAGCTGCGCCTGTTTAATTGCCAGCTTAGGCATGTCAGGAGTCCAGTAAAACCACTCGTGATGCTGATGCGCCTTTAGTTTTTCAGACGTTTCGTTTGCTTCTGCTGGTTCAAATGAAAAAGAAGATACAGAATCATTAAAGGCAAACGTATAACCTGCGCCCTGCTTGCTAAGCACTGGTCTATCTGCCCCTTGTATGTGGGCTACATTCTTCCCCGCATCGTACAAACTTCTCCAATCTGCGTCAGTGACTGCTATAGCTACCCGCGCCAAATTAGAGGCTGAAAGGGCGCTAATTTTATAAAACTGCGATACGTAGGTGTTATTTCTTAGCAGTGTGTCAAAGACATCCTCAAAAAAAATTGTACGAACCTTTATACCTTTACCCTCTACGTACTTTTGTAGGTGTGGCAGTGCTGCAAACTCCAACTCTGAGAACAAGTTTTTCCCAAGAACGGGGCTATTGGGGTCATGCACATAACAGCGGGGCTTGTACATGACTATTTCGTCTAAACGAATGTCGTTGTCTATAAACGCATGAAGGACATTGGTACTGTCTAAGCCCCCGCTAAAAAATAACGAAACGTAGTCGTACTTATCTCGAAGCTGTTGCGCTCGCCGCTTGTAAAGCTCGTCTATGTTTTCGGGGACAGGCACTGTCCAATCAAAACAAGAAAATACTGCGTCATTAAAATCCCACATTACCGTTTGGTTAGTCTGCGTGGCAAAAACTAGAGCGTCATACTTGTTTAGGAAACGTAGCCCACCAACACAGTATTCACCGTGTCTTGTAGGCATATTATTGCGCCGCGTATTTTGATTTAAAAGTCTGTATGACCACTTCCGCTTCTTTAGAAGACATGTACTGCGGTTTATAGCCAGCCGCACGAATTGCTTCTTGTACGCCAGCCGAAGACTGCACATTCTTGATACGTGCCTCAAATTCTTTTAAGTCAGCAGCAGAGTTTTTTGAAGATACCGAAATACCCATAATAAGCTTAGTCTTTGCGGCTGACGGGTACACCGCGCTTAGGTCAATGCCGGGCACAGTATCAGGGGCGTTAATACGCCCAAGACTTTTTAATTTACCCGCAGACACTAAAGATAAAAGCCCCGCGCCATCTGGATACAAGTCCAAAGACCCATCGTTCAATGCAGCCATTGCTTCTAGGGATGACTTATGCGCAACCCAAATTACCTTACTGTCCTTTAAGACCTCAGCGGCGGCGGTCTTTAAACCTTGCGAATGGTAACCGACGGTTATCTCTTTACCTTGCCGAAGCATCTCAGGCAGCGTTGCAAACTTATTGCCGTTACCCGTGACAAACATAGGCCCAAGGGTAGCTAAAACCGAAACTATTTTTAAATCGTCAAACGCCGCATCGTTACCGGGATACGTTATTTTGTTGACAACGTGATCTGAAACCCCAGTAGGGCATAAGACCGAAAACTCTGGTTCCGCTTGCATGGCTTTCATAGCCATCATTCCAGTAGTCCCCGGTTTAATGCTGATCTGCGATTCTGTTCCGTAAACCCTATCGTATTCGTCAAATATGGCTTTGCAAAACGGGAGATTTACAACGTATGCACTGTAAACCTTTAGCGTCTTGGGAAGTTCAGCGTGGCTGGTTAAAGCTAGTGTGGTTAAGACCCCTGCAAGTAACTGCTTTACTTTAAATTGCATTTGTCACCACGTTTACTTCAACACCCACCAACGGAATAATTGCAGCAAGTGATGTGTCTACGTTGGGATTGAGAACGTCTTCTTGTGTCTGCAACCACGCTGTAGGTGCGCGGGTCACAATAAAATCATGTAGCGCTGTCCCTGTTGGGGCTGGTACAGGTAGGTCAAAAGAGTAGTCTGTACGGCAGCGGCGAATTATGCCGTCAAGAGTGTCCGTTGATAGCATTGCTTCTGTAATGATATCAGTGTAGTACCGCACAACAATAGAATGCCCTGCGATGTTAGTTTCAATAATTTTGTATTTAATCATGATGCTGTTCCATTTCTTGTTCCAAAGTTAATCCACGTAACATTAGAGTTACCCTGTACATAAGCTCCTGTTGCCCCTGCTGAACCTGTACCACCTGTACCGCCTGTAGCACCCGCAGAGCCTGTAGCACCCGCAGAGCCTGCTGCTCCCCCTGCTCCACCTGCACCGCCACCGCCAAGGTTTCCACCACCACCTGTTGAACCTGCGCCACCTGAGCCGCCGCCTGTGCCGCCTGTACCCGCATTGACTCCACCACCAGCGCCTCCAAATGGACCGCCACCAGCAACGCTGTATCCGTTACCACCAGTACCACCAGCAGTATAAATATACGAAGGGGATTTGGGGGTTCCAACATCATAATACCCACCACCGCCGCCACCGCCGCCACCACCGGACCGAACTCCAGCAGCGCCGCCCGCGCCTCCGGGACCACCTGTACCACCCGTACCGCCCGCACCGCCGGAACCTCCCGTACCGCCAGAAATGGTAGTTAGGTTGTTAATAGAGACAGGGACAGAAACGAGAATAGCTAAACCACCTGTATTACCCGTACCGCCCGTACCGCCCGTACCACCAGCAGTTCCGTTACCGCCTGTGCTACCGTTACCAGCAGCACCGCCCGCACCACCTGCATTGCCCGGTGCGGCGTATCCACCGCCGCCACCGCCGCCCGCCGCACCATTTGTCCCCGCTGCTCCTGCTCCACCGGGATTACCAGTAGCGCCAGTAGCGCCAGTAGTGCCAGTAGCGCCAGTAAAACCTTGGATTAAACCATTGTTTATCAGCGTTACTTTGTTAGGAAACGAGCCGTTAATGGTTAATGCAGTATTTCCAGCTGTGCCGCTGATTGTGTTACTAACGGGTATCGTTGCAACTAGCGGAAAAACACCATTCCACCCAGCCGCCAACGCTTGCGTTCGCAGATTTAAATCCGACCCAGTAGTTAGGTTGAAATTAAATACGGGCAGTGCCCCAGTAAGAAAAGCATTAAGTGCTGCGAACATTATGCAAACGCCTGTGCGTAAGTGCCGTACCAAGTAGAACCGATAGCAACAAATGAGAGTATGTCTACGGCTGACGCGGTTGCCGTAATGACTGGTGCTGTACCTGCATTAAACTTTACTCCTGTAAAAGTAGCAGTAGTCATGCCTGTAGCCGCTTGAGTTATCTGCAGAATAAAACTTTTACCATTCGTTGCGGTTGGCATTGTAAATGTGCAAGGGGTTGAGGCTGTCAAGGTTGCAGTCTGCACCGTACCGTTGGTCAACGACAGTGTGCTCGAAGCCCCAACAGTGCCAATCGCAACCACAGACTCGGTGTAGTTTGTAATTGTCGGATTGTTCAAAAGCGAAACAAAATCTGATCCGTTCCAAGCTACAAAAGCTATAGACCCTGCAGCAACTGTTACACCGGTAGTAGGCCCAGCGCCTCTTATAACTACAGGGAATCCGCCAGTTGTGATGTTTACGACTACATACGTTTTAGACTGCGCCGGGGCTGTGATATTTCGCAGAACTGTGCGAGCGCCTGTACACAAAAGAACTGCCTGACGTGATTGGTTAGCCGCTAAGGTTGTGGTTGTCAGGGTTACGTCTGCGTCTGTGCTAAGTGTGGTAGTGCCTGCTACAGCGGTGTCTAGCAATGCTGTCAAAGAGTTGTTGACCGTATCGCCCCATGTACCGGACAATTCGCCCGTTACGGGGAGGGCTAGGCCCAAAAGTGCCGTTGCTGATGTTGCCATAATTTACCTCAAGTTACTATTTCAACCCAATTTTGGATTACACGTTATCTATATTTTGCCAGTTTGCGACCTGCATGTCATCAATTAGCTTCCAATATACCGCAATTACAACCCCTATGTCACCTGCTGCGTAGTCTCCAGTCAGCGCAAAAGACCTATTAGCCAGAGCTACTAAACCTGCGGAACCACCTGCGCTAGCGCTTGTAAGGGCCATTACCCTATCTGTAGTAACAGTTCCAACCGCGCCATTAGCTTGGTTCGACGGTAACGGAACAATAATTTGATTTACTGCCCCTAAAGCGCTAACGCCTGAAATACTTGTTACAGCCGACCCAACTACTGTATCAACTGCTCCTGTTGCAGCTACGCCTGAAAGCGCTACAGTTCTATTTGCCTCAACAGTACCTACAAACCCAGAAGCTAAGTCTCCAAGTTTGTTGGGGTTGTTAATCTCAAGAAGCTCCCCCACTTCGCCAGTAGCCGAAACACCTGTAATAGCTACTTCATAGACAAATACTGGGATAAGACTTACGCCGCCCCAACTATTAGAACCCCAAGTATCACCACCCCAACCAATTCCAACTGCCCCTGTCGCCGCAACCCCAGTTAACGCTATGGTGTGGTCATAAGTAACTGAACCTACAAACCCAGAAGCTAAGTCTCCAAGTTTGTTGAGGTTGGTAGCCTTAACAACATCCCCTACCCCGCCTGTACCGCCTACTCCGCTTAGGGCTACAGTTTTACTGTGCTCTACCGTGCCAACAGCGCCCGCAGCGACGACACCTGTGGTTGGAATCGCTCCGCCCCAGCCGTAATCACCCCAAGTGTCATCACCCCAGCCGAGAGCCACAAACTACTCTTAGGTTGTAGCCAAACGCAACAACGCAGTTGACGTGTTGTTTGTAGGCATAGTCAACGTAAATGTACCCGCAGTGATCGTCTGTGAACCAAATGTGTGTACAGAAACCGCTTTATTACTCTGAGTAGAGTTGTAGATCAATACGGTATCAAACGCAGTGCTCAAGGTTACGGTTGTGTACGTAAGCGAAGCTGACGGTGTAAAAAACGCTACGCCTGCCGTTGCTGAACTGTTGGTTGCTGTTGGCGGCGTTGCTGCTGTTACCGTCACACCGCCTGCGGTGTAATTGGTCCCAGATACTTCTCCTGTTGCAGAGTACGCAGTGGTTGCCGCGTTATAAGTAGCTGAGGTCAGATACAGAGCCGCTTTAAATGTGTCGGTTGCGCCCGTTCCACGGGTCGGTGCAGTACCGAAATTATGGGTTGCGGTCATTAACTCGCCCATAAACGAGGTGCACATTGATTGGGTATTTGCCATGATATTTCCTTAAAAAGAAGCGGTTTCAGCGCCTGCAAAAGTGGGTATTTTCTTCAGCGTAACGTGAGCAGATCGGTGAACTAATTCACCATCCAACCAGTACTCGGTCCAAGTAGTTAACTCGTTTTCATTGTCTACAGTGCCAGAACGATGCTCCAACAAGGAATCGTCCATTTCACCTTTGGTAGTCGTAACAATCAATTTGAACTCCTAATTAACGCTGAAGTAGCTGTATTGGCGGGCATTGTGATGGTGAACGTAGTGGTAGATGTTTTATCTGACCCAAAATCCAACACCGCAATGGACTTATTACTCTTGCTAGCATTGTAAATCAAGGCGCACCGTGCTGTCACTGCTGTTGACCAAGACGTATTAGCCCAGTTAACGTAGACCGTGTACCCAGAAGTATTAAGCGCAACGCCTGTCATGGTGTTTCCGCCCGCTGTA